CCTTACCGCTACCAGCCTCGCCAATAAGAAAAATAATATTACTCACTAGTAACGAAAGCTACTAGTTCTTTAGCTTCTTTGATAGCCTCCTTAGAGTTATTAGCGTAACCGCCAGAAACAACTAAGTGTAAACAATCAATACGTAAAGCTTTTCTTTCAGCACGCTTCTGCATCAAGGCAGCAGCTTGCATCTTCTTTACTTCAGCATTCTTGTCTAGCTCTAATGGCTTAGCCTGTGTGAAGTCTACTTTGTTTGACATAATAAATTGTATTAAATTAATATACTCCAAAACTAATAAAATATACCACTCAAATAACAGATGTTAATAAGATTCATATATCTATTCATATATAGCATATGCACGTAGCATTGCTATTAGCATATGCTCGAGCATTAAGATTCTATGAGTCAATAAGTTACGGGGCTTCCAAGTAGCATTTTAGCATTTTGCGACATATATATATAATATATACTATATAATATATATGTTGTAAGTGGGTAAAAAAGGGTGGCACGTACAGAGATTTGGGATTATATATATATATACGCACGTATAACGCACAACGGAAACCCGATACCTGTACCCGTGTACCCACGTATGCACACGCAGGCATAGGCACGCACATACACGCTTGCGCTCACGTACACACTCGCACACACATGATGGGCGCATGCACATGACACGCATAGGGGCGCATACACGCACGCACAACAATGGAGCTAGTAGATACTACCTTTGCAAAAAGATAGCCCGTTACACGTCACTAGATTACGGCTAGATAGACAGACAGGCGGCACAATCCACCCCCCACTAGATACGGCACTAGATACAGATAAAAAATTTACCTTTGTAACTTACTGAGAAACAGCACGTTATAAACTTTTTTCAATCTTTTTACGTTTTTTGTTTGGTAGTTAAAAATAATTTCCGATATTTGCACCAGCAATGAGGGTAAACGAACCCGATTAATTTTTGACGTACTGGAGTAACACTAGAGAAGGTCGGACTTGTCCGATTACTAGAAATAGTACTAGATTAGTAAAAACATCCGAAAGGATGGCGGAACCTTGAACGTCTAGAGTAACACTAGAGTAAATTAAAAATTCTTTCAAAAAATGTTTGCCAGTTTAAAAAATTAGTTGTATCTTTGCCCCAGCAAAAACAAAGAAAGGTCACGCAAGTGAGTACATTATCTGACTCAGTAACTACTAGATAACTGTATACTGGAACACAAAAGAACTCATTGGGAGAGGTACGCTAGGTTGGAAACTAGGGCTGAACTCTGAGTAGTACAAAAAATGCCCGTAATTTTTTATCGTTTTAAGGCATAGGTGTAAACGATAGCTACCTGACTGCCAGGGAGCAGACCAATGGAGATGGTCTATAATTAGCAAAGAACTAGGTGGACTAGATGACTAGGTGTAATCTATTCGTTGTTGGAGGTCGGACTATCCGACTTGTCGTACCAACATACACAAGGGAGCGATGCCCTTTCCACTATCTAACTAACTAAATTCAATACAATGAGCAATTTCAAGTCGCAGTTAAAAACTGCAATCACATCGTCAATCCGTAACGGAGCAAAAGTAACTGAACTAATCAAGCAATCCTTGATAGGTGAAGATGGCAAATCACTATGCGAATTGGCTACCGAGAGCTACGCTAAAGCTGGAGCTAAGGGTAACAAATTCGTAGACACGCTAACCAGAACGATACGCAAGGTAACCAGTCACAAAGATTGGGATGGTACACCGCTAAAAATGGTGCTAGATAAAGCTACAAAGGAATACTACATTACAAACCACAAGCCGAAAGTCAAGGAGGTTGATACGCTAGAGCAGATTATCAAGCTAGTTGAATCGGATGACTGCACCCTTACAAAGGATGAGTTCGCTATTATCGGGGAGGCACTTGCAAAGTGTCTTACTCCTGAAATGGCGTAGTCGGACTATCCGACCAAGTTACACTGATGAGGACAGAAGTCCGAAACAAGGAAGAAGTACAGAGTATTCCTTGTCTGTAACTAAATCTATATTACTATGGAAAACGAGCAACTAGATAGGTTTGAGAACGATACTTATCAGAAGGAAAAAGAAGAATTTATGTCCGATAAATGTTCCGATTGCATGGGGTACCTTAATAAGGATACCGATGAATGCGATAATGATTTTTGTGAGGGCAAGATACCACCAGAGTACAAATAGGTCGGACAATCCGACTACAATAGTACGAAAGGGGACAAGCAATTTTCGTTTTCTTCTAATGCTTGAGCTGGTTCGAGTCCAGTGCGTACTACTAATCAATACTAACTAATATGAGAAAGAAAAAGAAAGTAATAGTAGAAGCTATTGAGTTTGCCCTAATGTATTTAGGACTTGTAACAATAGCGACATTAATAATCATTAACCTTTTAATACACTAAAGATGAACAAGTACGAATTAACACAGAAGATTACTAGAGCAATTCTTATGGGACAGGACACGTACGTTTTCAGTCAAGGAGATGCGCCTAGCTTAACTTGTAAGCTACCAAGCCCACAAAGAGCAGGTACATACACGCAACAGGAAACATACGCTAGAATGCAAGCTAGTGCCATAGTGGATTTGTTTCAAGAAAAAGTAAACGGGTCGGACTATCCGACTACAACAAGTGACAGATATGACATACGATAACTACAAACTATCCAATCCACAAGATGATGGCTGGACTTCTGATGAGGTTACGAGTTGCTGTGGAGATGAGTGTGAAAAGATAGAAGATGAGAACTGCGAACTGCAAATAGTTTGCATAGCATGTGGGTATTACTGCGATATGATAGAACCATACGAATACGAGGAAAACCAGCGTGAAAAATACGAAGAAATGAAGGAGGATTACTAATGACACCAATAGATTTAATAGTTTACTTAATTTTCTACTACTACATAGTAGCATTTAAAAGGTTTATATATGAAAACAAAGCAACAATTCAAGGGACAAATTCTAACGAGGACAAAAGTTAAGAATAACATTCTTCACTTCTACAATCAGTCGGACAAATCCGACCGATATGATTGGTACGCAGAGGCTAACAAGTTTGCTCAGAAGTTATCAGATGATTACGATATACCACACACATCATCTTGTGGCATCATATCAGCACTAAGTCCTCTTAAAACTTGGAACAATAACAAGCAATGCGCCATATCATTCCTAGAAACAGGAGATGGTAAGCACATGAAAACTTTCCAAAGCAAAGCAGAACGGATACTTCAGTGCGATGGTAACGAAGAGTGTATCAAAGATATACTGAGGGGCAACAAGATTATATCATTCTTTGAGAACATCCTACACCCACACAAAGCAGACAAGGTTACGATAGATAGACACGCTTTGTCCGTAGCACTACGCAGGTGGATTAGAGAGGAGGATTACGCAGGTATAACCAAAGTTCAGTACAGATTTCTGGAGGACTGCTATAAGTACACAGCTAATCAGATAGGTATTAGCCCTGTACTACTACAAAGTTCTACTTGGGAGAGGTTTAGAAAGATTAAAACTAATTACTAATAGGGTCGGACTATCCGACTATAATAAACACTAATCAAAACTATATTACAATGAAGCATTTAAAAAGAGATGAGATGATGCAATGGATACTTGAGATGTTGACTCAAGAGAACAACGACAGAGTATTTGTTGGAACATCTGAAGATTTCAATGGCTCTGAAGGAGGTATACACTTATGTGGTGAATCTATGGATGAGTACAAGGGTGAGGTGATTTACGATTACTACTCTGAAGATTATGTGAATAGAGAATTTGGGGTACTCAATAAGTGGGAGAAAGAACTTCAAAAGAGGGGATGGTACTCTGAATGGTATGATGCTGGTACAATAAGTTTGTACACAATTTAAAATGAGAGGGAATTGCCCTCTGTCAGTTACAACTAAAACTAATTACTAACAGTCGGACAATCCGACTATAATAAACACTAAAATGACTGGAGAACAAATTGAAAACTACATTAGGGAGGAGTTAAACTCTGAACCTAGACACAACTGCATAGCTTTAGCTGAAGCTATCAATCATGTAAGCAATGAGGTTGAATACGACTCATTCGCACTAATGCAACTGCTACTAGAGAACAAACCAATAGACGCATTGCATACACATAGCTACGGATTCCATACAGCTAACGGAAGGTCGCTGATTGAAGCTATGCAAAACACTTATCACAAAGAAGTACAATTTTATATAGATTAAAAATAATTATTATGGAAGACAACACATTAATAGCAGAATTTATGGGTATGGAATTGGGCGATGATAAGACCGTGTATTATGATGATGCAGAAAATCTACACCCACCAACACCCGTCAATGAATTACAATTCCACACATCATGGGACTGGTTAATGCCAGTAGTATATAAGATATTATGGCTAAAGGGTTACGAAGATGAAAGTTATGAAGACATTCACAACGGGTTAACTAACGCATTACTAACCCAAACTTATGATGCAGTAGTAGAATTTATTAAACAATACAAACAATAAAATAATGGGAGGAATAAGAAAAACACAGAAGATAGTTTTCTACGAAGAAGATGGTAACGTAGATACAAGACACTTAAAAATACCAAAGGTAATAAATACAGACATCAGCTTTCAGTTGCAGTTTGGATTTGACTACCCACCATCACCACCAGAAAGGTTTAAACCACACAGGGAAGAGGTTTATATTAAGGGTATAAGTATCTCGGAATCAATAGGTTAATGCTCAAGCATATGCTACAAGCATATACTAATAGCATATGCCATAAATATATGAATATATGAATGTAATAAATTACTTAAAAGAAAAGGCGAAGTCCTACGTACATCAAGGTAATGTGTGTGAGATAGCCGAGATAATAGAGGGGTATAACTCCGAACTAATAAGAGAAAACAAAATGCTTAGGAGTAAAATCTCAAGGATTAGAAAAGCATTAGGAGATGAATTAAATAAGTCGGATAATCCGACCAGTAAATAACTAACTAAATTAAATATTATGACTAGAGAAAAATGTCAAGAGGTTTACGACAAGATTGCGGATGCGTTTCACAATCAATCTGGAGGAGATTACAACGACACCATGTACTATCAATTGCTTGGCGCATCAGAGGAGATGCAAGAGGCAGATATTGATGGTGATTGGGAGTACACATACAAAACTCTATCAGAGTGTTGGAAGTATGTAGAACATTGCAAAAAGATTGATGACCTACAACAGAATATGCCTAAAGAAATATATTGTTAACTATGATTAAACACAGAATACCAAACGACAAATGGATGGAGTTTATTAGCGAGATAGCTACACAACTCACCGAACTAAACTTTCACGAAGATACCTTTGAAGTAATAGGTGAGAAGGGTATACATTTGCGTTTTACAGAAGATGCGCAAGATTTCTTCAATGAAAGATATGACGAAGTAGAAACACTACTAGAGAACACACTAGATATAACTAACGATAAACCAGAGTATTATGAAGGACAATAAACTGATAGCAGAATTTATGGGATGCACAAACCCATTTAATGAGATACATGACGCAACCTTATACAAGGTTGAGCAAGGTACATTTGAACTTGACGAACTGCAATACCACGAATCTTGGGATTGGCTTATACCTGTAATAAAAAAGATAGATAGCTACGCTTGTGAGGAAATGGACTTTTCTGACTATGATGATTACAGAAATAAATATGTATTTATACACAACATTTCGTTGCATAATGATATAAGAGAAGTTTACAATCAAGTAGTAGAATTTATTAAACAATACAATAAAGATGAAAGTTAAATTTGAATGGACAACTAGGGAGGCGTATCTCCTAGACAAACTAGAAAGGAATACGATAGGTAAATTAAAAGAAGCAACAACAAAAGTTAAAACTAAACTGCAAAACATTATGGACAAACTAATGGCAAACAAAATTACACCAGAACAATATGATGAGTTATGGGAAACAATACAAGACAGACTAGAGGACCTGTACGACAACAACCCCGATAGCTACGACCTAGAGGACTACGACTTTAGATTAGAGGGTAATGAGATTTTTGTAGATGATATAGTGATGGGTTACGACCATAACTACAAGGCAGATGTAATACTAAAGCTATTGGTAGAAGAAGGTGTAATCAAAGTAAAAGATAAAAAATAAATTAAAACTAAATAAAATGTTAAACACTAGAAAAATTTTCTTAATACTTGCAATGGCAAGTTTAGTATTATCAGTATCAATGTGGTTCTTTGGAGACAGACAATCAGCTATCTACGTTGGTTTGTGGGTTCCAACTATACTACTATTAGGTCAGTATAAGTTATGATTACTAAAAAGTATCTAAAGAAACTTAACAAGGTTAGGCTTCTTTTTGCAGACTACTGTCCTAGAATATACTACTCAAAAAACTATCATGCAAACATTGAGGTTGCATTAGCTGAGTGTGATGAAGAAACTCTTGATGACTTCATGGCTTTTGAAAAGTATTGCAAGACAAAAGGATTAGGCAATCTAATATCTCAAACTTTCCAGCATGATATTGGCGGTCTAATGAGTAGCGATAAACATTTTGTACCCAGAGTTGCTGGGTTTAGGGAAGACTAACACACGGAGGTGCGTAAAATTGTGCGTGTAAGCACCTAAAAACGTTCTTATGAGTTGAGCATTGAGCAACTCTACTTAGCGGTAGAGTGGTTGTCTTTATCCCCTTCTGTATTTTTTAATTATTATTAAGTGGATTTGGTCGTCTGCTATACAGAGGGGGGTTGGATAGCTTTAATTGTTAATAACTTTTGAACACAGGGCATGCTATTATTGAAGTATATTTATATATTTGTAAAGCAAAATTAAACAAGTTAAATTTTATTTTATGGAAGCAAACAAAAAATTCATTGGGAAACTTATGCAAGTTCAACAAGAACTTAAGGCTCCTAAAAATCAGTACAACAAATTTGGTAGGTACTCTTACAGGAATCAAGAGGATATTCTTGAAGCTGTTAAGCCACTATTAAAATCAAACGGACTAGCAATGACTATCATTGATAATGTCAAAGAGGTTTGTGGTATGCCATTTGTTGAGGCAACAGTCACAATCACAGATGGTGCCAGTGATATTACTGCAACAGCACAAGCTGGTATTGATGTAAACAGAAAGGGTATGGATATTGCTCAGTCATTCGGAGCTTCATCTTCTTACGCTAGAAAGTACGCACTCAATGGCTTATTCTTAATTGATGATACTAAAGATGCTGATGCTACAAACACTCACGGAAACTCTAACAGCAGACCTAAGTCGGATAGTCCGACTGCTAAAGTAAAGATGACTCAAGAAGTTATGACAGCTATGATGGGTGCAATCAAAGAGGGCAAGGTTGATGTTGTTAAAAGTAGAATGTCATCCTACACAATGACAAAAGCACAGAGAGATAAATTAAATAAAGCGTTATCATGAAATATATAAGTGAATTACCAAAGATACTTCGTTATCACGGAGTTAGGAAGACAGCAAAAGCTAAACAGATAGGCATTGCTCACCAAACATTTAGTCAAAAGATACTTGAACCAAACAGGTTTACTGTACAAGAAATTATTGACCTATGTCAAAGCACTCCAGAAATAAATCTTAAACCTCAAGAGATGTTTGAGTTTATAGTTGATGAGATTAACACATTAAAAAAGCTAGAGAAAAGTGGAGTTAGTAAAGTTTAAGACAGACGAAGAGTATTATGCTGATAGAGAGTATGTTACAAACTCTCAACTAGGATACCTCAACAGGTCACCTCAACATCTTCAGATGTATTATGATGGAAATGGAGACAGCTCCTCAGCTTTAGAGGTTGGTAAGTTAGTTCATCAATACATACTAGAGCCAGAAAAGATTTCTGAAAACGACATAGTTTGTTTTGAAGGAAGGAAGTATGGCAAGAAGTGGGATGAGTTTAAATCTAAAAACTCAGACAAGACAATACTGTCTATGAGAGATTTTGAATCTATCAAGGGTGTGGTTGGCAGCTTCTTTAAGAACGATGATGCTGTTGAACTTATTGCAGATGGCTTGAAAGAGGTAACTAACTGCTGGGTAGATGGTGACACCTTCGTGAAATGCAAGGGTAAGGCTGACGTTTTAAATCCTAATGGGATAATAGATATTAAAACAACAGCCAACATTGACCCTCACTCATTCAGGAACTCATGCTACAAGTATGGTTACAACAGACAGGCTGCATTCTACTGCGATGGTTTTGGTGTTGAGAACTTTACATTTATTTGTGTAGAGAAAGAAGCCCCATACAGAGTGGCTGTTTACGAGTGTTCTCCAGAGTTCATTGAATCAGGTAGGCAAGAGTATAAAAGACTGCTACAAATGTACTTTGAATACTTCGTTGAGCAATCTAATGATGTAGAAGACTACTACATACAGGGCGTTCTGTAATGTTAACCGCATTAATCATTGGTATTTTTATAGGGATGTTTATAAGACAATCCTGGGTAGATAATTTTAAATGTAAACAAGATGAGAAATAGAGATGAGCACGACACTTACGTCAATAATATAGATAACCTTAACTTTATATTAGATGAGGTATCTAAGACTTTAGGTGTTCCAAAGGAGCATATGGTTTCAAGGAAGAGAAAGTCTTTTATAGTTGATGCCAGGTGTATATACACAGCTATAGCTAGGGAGTCAACAAACGAGAGCCTCGAGTCTATTGGAAGCATGATTAATAGAGACCATAGTATGTCTATACATTATTTAAAGAAGCATGATGCTTATGTCTCTACAGACTTAAACTATAGACAGAAGTATAATGACTGCTGTTATGTTGGAAAGTCTTTAGCTGAACCAGAGTTCGGTCACCGCTCCATAGTTGACAGGCTTATGATTAGAAACTCTATTCTTTCTGAGAAGTTTAGATACGAAAAGAGCGAGAAAGAAAAAGCTCAGCATCAAGTTCTTAGAATGAAACAGTTTTTAAAGAGTAGTAAAAATTACTTTGAATGCTAGAGAACAAGAAGAAATACTTCATCAATCTCAAGCATCATGGTAAAGCGATAGTCCACCTAAGAAGAAGTAAAAAGATAACAAGGACAGACTTAGATGTTGTTCTATGGTGTTATCACTACGGAGTCTTCAGTGTTCAGAAGTTTAACAAAGAGTTTGACAAGGGAATAAATAGAAGCAGACAACACATATCGCAGCTAATAGAAAAAAGATTAATAAAAAGAAAGCAAGGGTACAAGTTAAACAATGGTGCGTTCCCTTACTATCTTACACCAAAGGGCTTAGTAGTTGCCCGTGAATACTACAGAGTTTTAAAAGGATTACAGTAATCAATTAATTAATTATTTTTATTATGAGTTCAATCATTAATGTGTCTATTAACTTAGACAAAATCGACAAATCAAAAATCATTGCAGGTAAGAAAGGTAAGTATCTAAACCTTACCGTGGGTGCAAACAGAAATGGCGAAGACCAGTTTGGTAACACTCACTATGTTGCAATCTCTCAGACAAAAGAAGAGAGAGAAGCTAAATCTCCAAAGGTTTACTTAGGTAACGGGAAGGAGTTTGTTTTTAGTGATGGTCCTGCTCCAGCTCCAGCAAACGCTGGTAATGATGGAGACCTACCATTCTAAGTTTTTCATAGTTTTTAGTTAGTTAGAGGGTGGTGTTGTAATGACACCCCCTCTTTTTTAAAATCAAATTACATGAGTTTAGTACAACCTTATTTTGCTCACGACATAAACGCAGTCAATGACTTCAAGATTCAAACAATGATGTATGAATTTGGAGTGTCTGGATACGGTATGTTCTGGGTTATATGTGAAGCTCTAGCCTCTCAGAAGAGTTGTTCTCTACCACTAAAAGAATCATATGTAAGAGCTCTTTCATCCAAGGCTATGGTTGATGTTGAGCAAATGAATCACTTCATCAAATCTTGCTGCGAGGAGTATGAGCTTTTTGTTACTGATGGTGAATCCATATGGTCTGAAAGTTTATCCAAGAGGATGGAGAAGAGTAGAAGCAATGTTGACAGAGCTAAGAGAGCGGCAAAGGCTAGATGGTCTAAGCCTAAATCAAAACCTAAGTCGGACAGTCCGACTAAAAAATCAACCAATAAAATAAAAGCTGTATCTATTGAAGATAGGAAGCTTACGTTTGGAGAATCACTTAGTCCTTTTGTAGAAGAGTTCGGTAGAGATATGGTTAAAAACTTCTATGAATACTGGACTGAGCATGGAGACAATGACACTAAGATGAGATTTGAAAAGCAAAAGACTTGGAGCACTAAGTCCAGGCTTAACAGATGGAGGTCTAACAATTTTGGCGGAAACAAAAAGGAATCAGTAAGCACTAATAATATATTTAACTTTGGCAACTAGAAACATATTTAAGAAACCATCGACATTCTTTGATGACATAGATAATCTAAGAGAGTACGGTGAGGAGAAGGGTGTGTATCACGGCTTCCAAAGCCTAGATGATTACATATCTTTCAAGGAGGGGTGCACAACAATAATATATGGAGCACCTTATTCTGGAAAGTCTCAGTTCACTTTTGAGGTTCTTGTAAACCTATCAGAATACTACGGACAGAAGCACGCTATATACAGCCCAGAGACTGGTAGTAAAGAAAGGATTGCAGCAGAGGTGATGGCTGTGTTCTGTAGGAAGAGAAACATATTTAATGACTCTGAGTATTCTATAAATGAAAGGATGTTTGAGAATGCTAAAGACTTCTTAGACAAGCACTTCTTTATAGCTGAAGACTACGAGGGTATCACTGTAGAAGACTTCTTTAGCAGCATTGAATCTATAGAGTCAGAGTATAACATAAAGATAAACAACAGTGTCATAGACCATATGGGTCTTTTGAATCAGGACTTAATTAGTTTTGGGGGTAGGGAGGACAAGTGGATTTCACACGCACTAAAAGTTGTTAACAATGATGCGTTGAAAAATAACAGACACAACATAGTTGTAGCGCACGTCATATCACAAAAACCTATAATAACAAATGGTGTATCCTGGTTTCCGCCAGCACACCCGAGGGAGATAGCTGGGGGTCAGAATTATTTTAGATTAGGTCAACAGATAATTTTAGTTTACAGACCTCCAGCCAATCTACCTGATGAGACAGGTGTTCCCTACGAGGAGAATGCTGTTATAATATCCGTCAGAAAATCAAAGCCTAAGGGTATTGGTAAGCTTGGTCAAGTAAAAATATTCTATGACTGGAAGACAAATAGGTATTACGAGATTGACTCAATTACGCAGGATATATCTTACGCTAAATCAAAAGAAGTTGAACAGAAAAAACTATTTTAATTATGAATATTATGTTTGAAAAGGTTGTATGTTACGGACATTTATTATCTTTGAGGGTAGATGTTGAGGATAAACTGGAGCAAACCAGGGAGAACATCAGCGAAGAAAGAGTGCAAACACTAGAGAAAACAATAGATAGTTTAAATCATATCATGTACGTGATGGACCAGCTATTTCATAGAGCAGAGATGGTTAATATAGAGTCATCTAAAACGCACAGAGCCAGTCTTGAGTTGACTGTTGAGAACAGCAGACTCAAGGGTGAGAATGATTTAATGAGAGAACAAATAAGAGAGTGGATGTTATGAGTGAATACAAAAAACTAACAAAGGAAAGATTAAAGTACATCGTAAAGGGTGCTGTGTCAAACTGCGAGGAGTCTAAGCAAAGCTACGCAAAAGAGATAGCTATAGCTTACTCATCTTACTGCGTTGGCTGCACAAAGAATCTCATGTTACCCATGGGTTACGATGATTGGTTAAGTAAATACAATAAATAATTTTAGATATGAAGAAAGGTAATTTAAAAACACAGACAGTTGAGATTTTAAAAACAGTAACCAAGCACATAGAGGGTGGTTCGTATGACTACGACTCACAAGACATGAGGGCTTTGTTTTCAGAAGCTTTGGCTTACTATGACTTATATTTGTTAAAGAAAAACAATAGAAGAATAGCCGCTCAGAAGCTTGAGTCTATGCTTGTCCCTAGTTGGGAAGAGGGATTAAGAGCTGAGATTAGAGAATACTTTGACGAGCACTAATGGCTAACTATGACTTCAATAAAGACCTTCTTCTTGGTGAAGAGGGGGAGAAGATTATTGCCCTGTATCTTATGCTTGGTCACAACATGAAGTTCATTGGTTATAACGATGACAACAGGTTTGATATATTAATGAGTAAGAGAGACACTGACGAAAAGAAAACTTTTGAGGTTAAGACTGATTACTACGTTAAAGAGGGTAATGATACGGGCAACATAGCTGTAGAGATTAGACACAACAATAAGCCTAGCGGTATTTCTGTTACTAAAGCGGATGTGTTTATATATTATTTTCGTAACTTGCCCGAAGATAATATGTGGGTGATTAAAACATCCGAGCTAAAAAGTTTAATCAAAGATAACATTTCGGAAATGAGAGTGGTGATGGGAGGTGACTCAAACACAACCCAAATAGTCTTGATTCCGAAGCACAAGTTTAAGTCTAGCTTTTATATTGATGAGGTTAAAATTCAAGAGGAAGAAAGGAAAGAAGAATACCAACGCTAAGGTAACAACAATTGATGGTATCAAGTTCGCATCTGGACTTGAGGCTTACTGCTACCAGCAATTGAAGAAAGCAAAAGTAAAAGCAGACTACGAGGGTAGGAAGTTCGAGCTGATAGAAAAGTTTAATTATCCTGGAGACGTTTATGATAAAGGTAGAGAAAGGGGTGTCAAGGTTTACAAGAAAAAGACTGGTAACGTTAGGAATATATCCTACACTCCAGACTTCATATCTGAAGAGCACAGATTTATTATCGAAACAAAAGGTCTAAGGACACCAGAGTTTAACATGAGGTTTAAATTATTTTTTAAAAAGCTTGTTGATGATGGCAACATATACGACATATACATTCCATCTAACAGAAAAGAGGTGGACAAAACTATTGAACTAATCAAATCAAAAATAAAATGAACACCAGCGATTACAACTCTGTAATACTTAAGCTGTGGAATGAGGGGTTGAATTACACCGAGATAGCGGAAAGGCTTATTGAAATGCACGGTCTAAAAGAATCTCAAAGAAGAAACTTAAGAAGACACGCATCTAAAATTATTAAAGAGGCAACAGAGAAAAACTCTTACAGATGGGATGAGGCAGACTCTAATGCTTCTGTAGAATACACAACTACCGCAAGGATAGAGACCCTTGAGGATGCTATTGCTTTTTCTAAAGTAGATACGAATCTTTGGGAGGTAGAAAGATGGACCTTTAATAAGTGGGAGACTACTGTTGAAGGTAACCCAACACCGCTAATACAGGTTAAGGTTTGGTTTAAGAAAAAGAAAGAGGATGAGGTAACCATTGAGGATATTAGAAAGGATATTATAGAAGAGGTTAAGTCATACGCTCCTAAGTTTAAAACTATCAACTACAACTTTAATAGTAAGGATAGAAATCTACTTGAGATAAACCTCTTTGATGTTCACTTTGGCAAGCTTGCTTGGCACGAAGAGTCTTCAGACAACTACGACCTTAAGATTGCTTCTGATAGAGTATACGAAGCTGTAGAAGGATTGTTACAAAAGTCTAAAGGTTTTCCTATAGAAAGAATATTACTACCAACTGGCAACGATTTATTTAACTCCGATAAGGATTATCCATTTTCTAGCACAACCGCTGGCACACCTCAACATGAGGATGCTAGGTGGCAGAAAACTTTTAGGACTGTTCGTAAGGTCATATCTGATGTTATACTTAGCTTATCAGAGATAGCACCTGTGGATGTTCCTATTATACCAGGTAACCATGATAAAACAAAGTGTTTCTTTTTAGGAGACTCTTTGGAGGGTTGGTTCCACAACAACCCTCAGGTTACCGTGGATAATTCACCTAAGACTAGGAAGTATTATATGTACGGTCAAAACCTAATAGGTCTTTGTCACGGAGATAAAGAGAAGCTTGTGGAGCTACCACTGATTATGGCTCAAGAAGTTCCTGAGATGTGGGCTAACACAATACATAGAGAGTTTCACCTAGGTCACTTCCATCATAAGAGAGATATGAAGTGGATGTCAACTCAAGAGTTTAAGGGAGTAGTAGTAAGATTGCTACGCTCATTATCTGGTAATGACGCTTGGCATTTCGAGAAGGGTTATATTGGAGGAGTGCCCAGTGCAGAGGGATTCATATGGAATAATAATAAAGGTATGGTAGCCAACCTAATTCACGCAACAAATGTCTAGACCAAACAAATCAAAGACACCACCTAAAACATCGGTTAGGTTTTCAATCACGCTATCCGAAGAGCAGAAGAATGCAAAGGCAGAGATTCTTAAACACCCCTTCAACTTCGTGGTTGGTAGAGCTGGTAGTGGTAAAACACTTCTAGCCGTTCAGGTTGCACTAGACCAATTCTTTAAACGTCAATACAATAAGATTATTATAACTAGACCTACCGTATCCACAGAGGACAACGGATTTCTGCCTGGTTCTGAAAAAGAAAAGATGGAGCCATGGCTGGTTCCAATCAAGTCAAACATGCGAAAGGTTTACAACAAACCAGAGAAGCTTGAGAAGATGGAGCAAGACGAAGAGATAGAGCTTGTGTCTCTCGCTCATTTTAGAGGGCGTACGTTTGACAACTCTATAGTTATAGTAGATGAGTTCCAGAACCTAACTAAGTCGCAGCTAAGAATGGCTCTTGGTAGATTAGGTAAAGATTCAATGATGATATTCTGCGGTGACCTACAGCAGATAGATTTGAAGGACTCTAACTACTCAGCTATACATGAGATAGCGAAGATAAAAGATTCTGGTTATGTCTACAAAACTGTGCTGACAGACAACCATAGACACGAATCAATTGAAGAAATATTAAAGCTACTAACAGGGTATTAATGAAAAAGAAAACAACCACATCAAATATAGTTGTTATTTGGTGCTAAATTAAATTGATATGGCAAAGTTTAAATGCGCATGCGGTGATATAAGAACCGTAAGAAATACAACCATAAAGATTGTTAATGGAAACATAGTTACACCAGAGTCTTACTGTGAAAAGTGTAAGCAGTACGGTGAGTACATAAAGGAACACACTGGCTTTGGTGGTATAATAAAAAGAAAGGGAGGGAAGGTAGGTAAGCTGTAGATTACTTTCTACGTATAGCTTTAGCTCGCTTACCCATTCCTGTTTTTTTCTTATCAGCTATAGCCTTTCTCCTTTGAGCAGGAGTTAACTCCTTCCAGGTTACAGGCGTATCTTTAGAAACCTTTTTACTAGGTCTACACTTCTTGGTGTTCTTATTCTTCGCAGAACCACAAGGGTTCCCCTTTTCGTCAACCCACTTCTCTTTGAACCAACGCTTTAGAGCTAGACCTTTCTTTGTTTTTCTAACAGCCATTATTAAGCAGTAGCTACTACTATTTCTACATCAGTTTCAGCTCCGCCAGTTACTATGACTGCATTCTCTACAAAGTGAGGGCAGCTGGTTATAGTTGTACCACTAGCGTTTCCATCCATGTTTAAAGCAGTAACAAGGTAGCTTTGACCAGCGTTTAACTGAACAGCCATAGCTGCATCTGATGCGTCAGTAAAACATAGGTTTACTGCGCTAGTATCATCTAAGTTTGTGATACGCATGTACTTAAAATCCTCTGTATCAAACTTCCCACTTGTTGGGTCTGACGCAAAACTTATCAAGGTGTGAGTTGTACTAGCTTTTAGCTGATACACTCTGCTACTAATATTAGCAACACCTGTAATCGAAGCCGTTACAGTCTTGTTGTGTTTGATATTATTTGTTGTGTCAGCGTGAGCTATTGTCAACCCTTCTGATATAGTGACCGTTAATGTTCCAGCCGTTAATCTACTCGCCATCGTTGTTTATTTTATATATTATTTTTTCTTTCTTTTTTTCTTACCCCTAAGAATAGCTAAGTCCTTCTCGTTTAACACGCTATAAGGAGGAGCTACTTTAGCAATCTTCATTTGTTTAGGACTTAACTTTTTCATATTTAAAATATTTTAGTATGACGACTTGGAAGTCCTAGTCATTTTCTTATTAGGTTCAGAGTGAGTATACCCCATTCTTTTCATTCGCAAATGGTCATCCATTGTGTTAGCCATAGTTCCAACCCCAGTCTTAGGATGATACATCATGTGTTTTTTAAATTTCTTAGCCATCATTTTCTTTTCTTTTTTCTTTTATTCTTAGTAGTCTTTGAGTTGCCCCAGTTGGCAGCACCCACTTTACGACATTTAGCAATAGCCCCACTAGCGTATGCCGATGGGAATACTTTGTATCTCTTTTTTACTTTATGGTAACAAGCATCTTTAGCCATTACTTTTTCTTATTGTGTTTTTTACGAATGGCTTCCTTGCCCTTCTTAAATATACTAACCACCTGATTCTTACCCATAACCTTAGCTCTCTGCTCACCAACAGTTAGTATCTGTATCTTCCTAGCAAATGGTTTTCTTATTCTCTTAACCTTTGCTACAGTAGCCCTAGCGTCAGCAGGTGTTGCGAACTTTATACGAACAGTATCCTTTGGATTCTCGTCTGTATATAACCTTCTACCGCTACCCTTTGGCTTCTTACCAGTGCCTACTTTCGGGTCTCTCTTCTTAGCCATCTAGTATTTTCCCTTTCTAGATTTAGGAGAGGACTTTGTGGAGCCACCTGGTCCAGCCCATAAATGTTTACAAGCCCAATACTTAGCTGAAAGCTTATTATTTGCAGAGCCACACTTGTGTCTAGCTCTAAATGATTTACGTGCAGCCTTAGAATAGTTATGACCATATCCTGTAGCACCGAAATGGATTACCTTTTCTTTGCCACCAGAACATGCTTTAACCATCTTCTTCTTGCCAGGTCGTGTAGATTTCATGACCTTGTTGCACTTCATTTTAGACTTGTCTACCCTAGGCATTTACTTTTTCTTAACCGAAGACTTGTAAGACTTTTTAGTAGTCTTTTTCTTAGTCATCTTCTTCTTCTTACCGTACATCATTTCTTTCTAATTTTAGGTTTTTTACTCACCAACATAATCAATTCTGGAGTTACCCTAAGCTTCCTGCTTTTGCTGTGAGCCTTGGAATATCTTTGATTGTTATGTTGACACATACATTTCATAGCTACAAATATACTAAATTATTAACAAAAAAAGAAAGCCTATCTAGTGATAGGCTCCCTCAGCAAACAAAAAACAAAAAAAGGACAGGGAGAATTAAGAAGCTGTCTCCCTAGCAGCCATATTTTTTAATATCCACCACCACCACCACCGTGAGAAGAACTCAAACCAAATGGGCGTAATGTTTGAGACCCTGTGGCTTCTACAGGTAAAGAGGTTTCATCGTCAATAGCAAGACGGGAATCAAATACTTCATAAAAAAGTTTTACAGAAACATTGTCTGGACCACTGTGTTTTAAGTTCTTAGCTCTAACATACATAGTCGTGGAGCCGTTAACAACAATACCCCCAAGAGGATAGGAGTGAGTATCCTTGTCAGTATCCCAATATATTGTTGAAATTACAGTGTCATTTTTACCACTATTAATCACTATGCTTATTTCGTATATAGTGTTGCTATCCGTACTGTCTCCGTATATGCAAATAGAATGTAACCTGTGACTCCTGTCTAAATATACAAAAGCATCATTAACCTTTCCGTAATCAGATTTTATTTTAGATATTGTATTGGAGCCGTTAGTTATTGTTATATCACCATCAATTCCATTAGCCCCACTATCAGAAATAGATACATTAACTATCTCAGTAAAGGTAGCCGTTGTTGTAACGTTTGCTGTTCCATTCATTGTCACAGACTCCTGCACGAACTCAAGGGCGTTAAATCCAGAAAGAGTTAACTCACGAACACCAGTTCCGCCAGACGTATCGTTTGCGTTAGAACTAACAACAACAATTCTACTACCTCCAGCACTAACAGGTGAAGTCAGACCGCTCTGACCAACAACAGAGTGGGTGTTTTCTACGGGACCGTTAGCGTGAAGAACTCTCATTACTTATCTTTTTTTGAAGAACCCCCAAAGAAGAAGTCTACTATTGTGTTTACCTTTGCTGACATTGCTCCAAAGATAGTGGAAATAAAGCTAATTTCAAACTCTCCAAGGTCTAAAGAGCCAGTAACAAAGTAGCTAAACATAACAAAACTAATCCCAAAGTACGCAACAGTAAACAAAGTTGCTAATACCTTTTGAATAATTGCATCATCTTTATACATGTCACGTGCAGACTTTCTGTCTTCCACTTCTTTTGCAAACGCTTCTTTCTCAGCGTCTAACAAAACCTTTCGTAGTTGTAGCTTTGCCTCTTCACGCTCCTTGTCGGTAGTGATTACAGCATCTAGTATGCCCTCAGCATTATCTACAACCTTACCTAGTATTCCTCCTAACAAATTCTGTATCATAACTAATCGAAATCTATATATTCTATTGTAACTTCTTCACCATCAGCTATTGCTTTTGCAATGACTGGATAAATCCTTTTGTACGCATTAACACTTTTACCAACGAATCCATCAGGAAGTAGTTGATTATTTTCCTGCGCATCACCCACGATGAGACAGCCAGCAGTATGCTCGTCAGTGTTTCCAGTATGAATAAGGATATACTCAAAGTTAGGAACGTCAGTGATATGCAACATACCACGATGTATGCCAGGGTATTTCTTAGTATATCTATCATGGAATCCTCCTTCTTTTCTTAGTTCTATATTATACGTACCAGCAGGCACACGGGTTTCACCCCTTACCTTTAATGCTCTTCTCTCGTCTTCAAGAGTGTAACACATAAACCTCATTCCCAGGTCTGTGTCTTGAAATAGTAATCCAGAAGTAGAGTCTGCCTCTGAACTAAATCTTAATACTTTTAATTTCATTGTCTAATAATTCTTTTAGCTCAGCACACTTCTCGTACTCTTCATAGTAGGCAAAGTGTTCTATGTGATTGCTAATTATTTCCTCTGTTATCTCGTCTGAAGGGTCAAAGCTTATTGGTAGTATACGACCTTCTCTAAAGTATTTTCTCAACTCTATATTAAAGTCAATCTTGCCAGTGAGAATAAGATAACCATTCTCCATGCTTTCTATAGCAAACTGTTGTGCTAGTGCTTCATCCATTATAAATCGCAACAGTTATTTGACTTGTCGTCACAGCAATTACAAGAATCGCAATTATCTTGGCAGCAACAACAACCCTCACAGTATTTAATTTTTTGAATGGTCTCACTCCATATCTCAAAACCAGGACCTTCGCTGCATTTTTCACACTCACTCATCTGAGCAGTCCTTGTTTCAACCCACTCCTTCAGCCTCTTCTGAACAGCTTCAGAGTACAAACATATACATTCTTCTAGATTTCTCTCGCATGAGCAGTCAGTATTTTTTTTATCATCACCCATATTTCTAGTATAATCGTAGTAGTATTTAGACTTTGTCATTGTATGATAAGCTTTGTGGTTACGTTTAGTTTATCTTTAGATATTTTGATTAAGTAGATACCTTTACTAAGCTTTATGGTATTCACCCTGTCTTCTATAATAAACTCTCCAAGTGTGTTGTACACTTTAACATCTACCTCAGATGTGAAGTTTACCACGCCTGTTGATGGGTTTGGATATGGTAATAATTCAAGCCTTTCAAACATTGCAATATCAGTTGGTCCTGACCAACCGTCTACACAATAAGCATATAACGTTCCACATGTTGCATCCCACGTGTTGTCACAGCAATACGGGTCAATATCTATCACCCATTCAAAGCACTCATTAGGCACATAATATATATCACCAGAGTTACAGCCAGCAGAATAGTAGCAAGTAGAGTCCTCCATGTTAGCTGACGCATTGTAATTAATAGCGGTTGCATCAGTACACCCAGGCAAAGGATAAATACACCAAGAGCTATCAGGCGTATAGTTAGCCATTGCATTGTAGTTAATAGCTGTGGTATCAGTACATCCATAAATAAACGGTATACAGCTTCCATTATCTGTGTTTGCGTTAGGGTTGTAATTAAACATCGTGTTGTCTATACATCCAAATATAACAGGAATACAAGAACCATCATCAACATTTGCCGATAAATTATAATTGAACGAAGCAGCATCTGTACATCCTAAAACTACAGCTATACATGAGCCGTCATCAACATTAGCGGCAGGTTCGTAATTTAAAGCTGTAGAGTCGGTGCACCCTGGGACAGGATAAATACAACTACCATCGTTAGTATTGGCTAGTGGGTTGTAGTTTAAAGCGACACTTTCAGTACATCCGTATACATAAGGAATACAAGAGCCATTGTCGGTGTTAGCTAAAGGGTTGTAATTGAATTGTGTTGAGTCGGTACAGCCATAGGTAAATGGTATGCAGCTTCCGTTGTCTGTGTTGGCTGAGATGTCGTAATTAAACATGCTAGGGTCGGTGCATCCAAACACTACCTGAACGCAGCTTCCATCATCTGTGTTGGCTAGTGGATTATAGTTAAGTGCATCAACATCTGTACAGCCTAGTATTGCAAAGACACAGCTATTGTCATCTGTGTTAGCTGCAACGTCATAGTTCAAGGCTGTAGGGTTTGTACATCCCTCAACAACAGCTATACAGGTGTCATCAACATTTGCATTAGGATTATAGTTGAATGCTAATGGATTCATGCAACCTTCTACGATAGCAATACAAGAGTTAAGTAACTCCACATTAGCCAATGAATCGTAATTAAGTGCAGTTGAGTCCATACATCCATATACAACCACTGTAGCGCAGCTACCATCATCGTAGTCGTAAGACGAATCATACTCCAAATAAAGCGGATTAGTACACCCTGGATTATAATAACAAGTTCCGTCATCTGTATTTACTGTATCGTTATAATTTACCGCTAAGCTGTCCGTACAGCCATATGTTTTTTCTATACAATTATCACCACAATAAGGTAGCCCGTAGTTTGTTTGAAAAGGAGCAAGTGGATTGGCAAATCCTCCTGGCTCATACATTGCAATATGCTCATCAGAGTATAAACTATAACCACATTGAACAGCGGTAAAGTCTGATTGCTGTGTTATGTTAAACTTAATTCCTACAGGTTCTGATATGCTTAGCTCGAAAGTAAATGTGGTGTCAAATCCATTGTCAAGTGTAAATATTCCAAGGAAGTTGTTGCCTTGAAACACTTGTAAATAAGAGCCAGCCCAACCGTTTCCAGCTAAATCCGTAAGCTCTAAGGTATGTGTGCAACTATCAGTTAGTATATCTGTGTTAGCAGAATCTACATAGTTGTAAGCTAGTGAGTCAGTGCATCCATACACCCTAGGGGTCAAGCACATACCCGTGTCTACAGTTGCTACTGGTAAAAACTCTACAAAGTTTGGGTTCATGCAACCATATATAGGTGGAGGAGGTGCACAATCATCTAATGTAAACCCATGAAAAGCAGAGAAACCAAAGTCCGCATCATCTATATCTACTATTGTATCACCGCAATGAACTATGTAGTAAGAACCATCTTGACCACCCCATAAACTACCAGCAACACCATCCCCAAATGAATCATATATTTCAAATGTGTAGTCACCATTAGGCACACATAGTTGTGTAACCTGAGGTGAGTAATCAACTATATTGGTGTATGGTCCTCCAGAAACAACTGTGTCTAAATTTTCATCTAACACAGCCCAAGATGTTTCTTCTGGGTATTGGTCTGGATTAATAATTATATCTAGATATGTTCCGTTAGCGCACTGACCAAGAGCTGTAGCCGCAGTAAAGACAAGCACCATAATTAGTGCGTATAAAAACTTTGTAAACTTATTCATTGTTGTTTTATAAACTTATTCCTACTCTACTAGCTATATTTTCTCTAACTAGCGTAGCGTCTGAGTCGCTAAGTAATTCGTTATATATAGCGACTTCGTATATTGTTCCATTAAAAGCATTAGAACCTCCTGAGCCTTGAGAGCCCAATACGCTGAAGTCCATTGCTTCTCCTGTACTATTTGATAGAGCAAAATTGTCAATATCATTGTTTACTCCTATGCTCACCGTGTTATCAGCTTCTTGCCTAAACATTACTATAAACCTTTCAACTCCTCCATTTCCTTCAAAGCTAAAATCTGTAGAGTGACTTACGTTAAGGTCAAATCCAGAATTTCTTTTAGTTCTAAACTCATTGTCTGCACTTTGGTTAATTCTCATAAAATCGCTAGTACCATGAGATAAAAAAGCCATTGAAGAAGAACTGTCTGGCTCCATAGCAACAAACACGGTAAACGTAGCTGTTGTTATTGTAGATGTAAAATCCATGTGGTTTTGTGCAGCATTAAAGTCAATACCACCATCCTCTACAGAGCCTCGTTTTGATGAATCTGATTGAACGACGTGATTACTATTGCCGCTAGAGTCATTCCATTGAGCAGCAGTAACTCCTTCTCCGTTTTTTAACCAAAGCTGTAACCCACTAACATCAAGCAAAGAAAACTCTGCACCAACAGCTCCAACATTTGGAGTAACTAAGTTGTTATTTAATCCTAACTTCATTTTAAAATTTGCTTATAATTAGTTCGTCAATATAACTTTGTATTTCTTTTCTTGTAGCAACCATAGAAAAGCTTATGTCTGCCTGAAACCTTTTAACCTCTTCACCATCATCAAATATTATTATAGTAGGTACAACAGCTATTTGATATTTTTTTTGATAATCTTTATCTTCAATTAGTAAAGACTGTTTATCACAATCCCCTAGCTTATTGAACCACTCTACATTATTATTGGAGTTCCAGTCAGCATTAAAGTGTATAGCCTTAACCTGACCAAAGCAAGTCGTTGCAATAAATACTACAATAATACTGAGTAAAAATCTCATTATCTTAGTGCGTCAATTTTGTCTTCCATTCTAATCATACGCTCTTCAAGTTTCTCTACGTTTCTTTCCGTATTCTTAATTGACTGACGTATGTTAACATCTTTCATATCAAATTCCATCTTTGATATTTCAGGTTTCGGAAGTTCTTTTGCTTCAGATATGTCGGCTTGTAATGTAAACCACATACCGACAAGCGTGAAGATTAAGGCTGCTATACCACCTAAAGTTTTAATACTTATCTTAAAGCTAGTATCTTCATTTAGCTCTTTCATTTTAAAATATTATATAGTTTACACCAAGTTTAAAGTCATACCACTCTCTGTTCCAATATTTGTGGTATTTACCTTCTACAAAAGTACCTAAATGTTTTGTAATTTTCAAACCAAATATCAGACCGCCAGAGTAGTCATACCACTGTTCTCCATTGTTGAAGTTGTGGTAAGAATATTGGCTTCCGTCATCATAGTGATAAGGAATAAAGTTACCCCAAGAGTGTAGCCAAAAGTTTTTAGTATAGGTGTAGTAATCAAACCCTAAAACTATAGAGTTAACCCATTGATTATCAAGCTCATTTCTTTTTCTTTCAGCATAATCCGATAGCACCTGTGGTATTACTATCTCCTTCCAGACATCAGAGCTTGTAGCTACTATGTCTCCATCTGGATTCATATATTGGTTATCGTAAACGTCTATACTATATCCTTCCTCAATCGCCAACTGAGTGTAGTGTAGGTTTCCATTAGAAAGAATCCAATCAGCTAAAGGGTCGTAACCGTAAGGTTCTGAAAGCCTCTGTATTGCTCCTATGTTAAAGGATAATTTCTTTTTACCTCTAACTCTAAATCTTTGAGTAACCTCAAAATACTCTACATCTGCAAAACCATCCAAAACGTACTCAGCTTTAGCAAGCCAAGAGTTTTCTACGTATCTTATAAAGTGTGTCTGGTCTATATACTCTATACCTTCCTGTCTTCTGTAGTCTATTTCAAATAAATACTCAAAAGGAGATAAGCCAATAGTAGCAGCGTCACTGTATGTCGTTTCAGTACCATCTTTAAACGGACTAGTAGCTTCATACTGGAACCTTTTAATTTTTCTAATACCTGCTGTAAGTGAGTAATCATAAGGGGTTTCTATTATGTCTTTAGATAATTGGTCTGCAACAGAAAAAACATCCCTATCAGAAAGAGATGTTCCACCATTTGCGGCTACGTAAAATGTAGAGAACTTTACAGCCTTCTTAATCCCCTGTCCAAAAGCAGAGGTAGATACTAAAATAAGTGATAGTATATATACAAAAAATAGTACCTTAAATATATAAGTTATAGCTCGTATCATTTTAAAATAAAAGAATTAGATTCTTCTATAGCAAATAACTAAGCCAGAGTTCACAACAACCTTTGTAAATGGAAGGTATATGATGTGACCCTTTAATAACGTGGCACTCTGTAGGTTAGATGTAGCACCGTCAACCATAGTGTTAACTGTGTTAGCAGAACCACCACTAGGGGTGTAAGATTCTACAGGAGTTCCGTCAGGATTTAAGGTTTGTAGTGTAATGTCATCTGAAGCACCAGTCGCACCTTTGATTGTTGTTTTAATAACAGTCGTGTCTAGGGTTAACGTAGTGAATGTGGTGTCTTCAATTGCCTGAATAGCAAGACCCTTGATATTATCTACTGTATCTCCATCGTGAAGTATAACAGCTCCAGCATATCCCAATGCTTCTTGTTCAAATTTACTCATTTTTAAAAGTGTTTATAGTGTACAAAAATACTATTTTTAATTCATTAATACAATTAATATATTCATGGCATATGCTAATAGCACATGCTCAAGCATTAATAGTTAAACCAAACCCCAGTGCTACTTCCTAAATAAAGCTCTCTTCGAACCTGTTTAGGTAATAAAATTTTAGGGCTATTAATCATTTTCTTTATTTCAGAGTTAGGAACCCCTAACATTCTAGCGGAGTCAATTAAGTCTTTCACATAAGAAACCTCTTCGTTTAGATTGTTTATCGAGCTTCTATACTGCTCTGCACTTCTGTCTTTGTAGGTCAAGCTTCTTTCTCCTGAAATTTTTCCAGATAAGTTTTCTAGCTCTCTTCTAATTTTAAACCTTGGGTCTGATTTAGATTCTCTAACACCAGTAAGCATGCTTTTCATGGTCTTAATTTTATCCTCAGACTTTGCAACTTTATCTATTTGAGTAACAAATCCTGGCAACAAAACATCCATCTCTGATAATAGTTTAGAAACCTTAACGTCATCAGTTAAAGCAGGGTCAGAAAGTATGTCTCTGATTTGTAGGGTAGCATCTGTACCCATACTTAATCCAAGATAAGAGCCTATATAGTTTCCTATACTTTTGCTAATCGCAATAGCTAAAGACTCGTCACCATAATCTGGGTCAGATAATAAATCTATAGATGTAAGAACCTCCTCTAAGTCAGAGTGTGGGTCAACAGCACCAACGTTGGTGTATTCAAATGTTCCGTCAGGATTTATCTTTGTTACATTCAGAGAGCCAAACTCATCATACTCTGGCAAGAACTTTCTACAAGCTAATATTTTTCTCTTCTCTTCTTCATCCTCTCCTCCAAACAATCCTAAGAAAGCGTTAGAAGCAAACCCTCCAATAAGCTTAAACGCAGCAGTTTTTAAACCTAAGTAGCCAATAGTTGAAGCCATCCTTTTAGCTCCCTGAACTCTAAGGTCTGGGTCCATCATATCACTTTTAGCAATAAGGATACTATTCTTCATTGTTCTTATAGACTCGTATTTAAACGACAAGAAGTCTCCTAAGAAAGGAACTCTTCTAATATACTCAATACCCTTTCCAACTCTAGAGTATGTAGGATAAGTATTCTTTACTCTTTCAGCAACGAAGTCATCTATCTCAGCTTCAGTCATGCCCTTCTTTCTTAAGGCAGACTCGTATCTGTTACGCTCCATTGCAAATGCGTAAATCTTAAACATGTCATCCTCAGCCTGATACAAGTCTTGAGCCTTTTTTCTGCTCATATCTATACCTTTCTTCCCCTTACTCATCATCATCTTCAACCTGTTGTTTTCATTTGACTGGTATCCATCCATATTTTTAGAAAAGTAGTAGTCGAAGTCACCATTCTGAGATAAATCTATAATATCATTAACAGAAACGTTTTGTCTAATAACACCAAGAGCTGTAAGCTTTTGTATTTGCTGCTCAACCTCTTGTCTATCCTGGTCTGTAAGAACTTTTTTCGCACCAAGAAGCTTAGCCATTTTAGAGTCTAAAATGTTAAGGTCATACATGACGGTTCTTATAGAGTTTCCGCCTGCTTTTGGGCTTGTAAATCCTATATGACCATTCATCATTATGAATCCTAAGTTACCAATAACATTTCTCGCATGAGTCATTGGAGATAAAGTAGTTTTACTCTCTCTAGTCCAGCTCACAAAATCAAATACTTTCTGTAAAAGAACTCCTCTTTGTTGAGGACTTGTAACATCTTGTATTTCAGCAAGAACCACAGGGTCTATATACATTCCATTCAAGGGGGCTAAAGCACTATTAGATTCAGCAGCTATTCTAACAGCATCCCCTGGTCTATTAGGGTCGTTGGGTTGATATATAAAATCGTTCATCCCAACTTCTTTTAATTTTTTAAGAAGTTTTTGTTGCTCAATTAGTGAAAACACCTTCATAACAGTGTTAGCGTAATTGTACATTGGGTCATTATATTCTCCCATCAAAGCTCTAAGTTCTGGAGATATTTCTTTTCTTTTCTTTAATACATTAGAATCCTTTGTTGATAAAGCACCAGCAACACCTAAGAAAGAAACCTCTTCTTTATTTAATATGCTATCAACAACATTAAGCAATTCATTTTCAAAAGATTCAGTTAACTTTCCATCTTTATTGTTTAAGATGTCGACAATTTCAGACCTTTGTGATTCGTAATCTTCTTTGGTTATTTGACCATTTTGATATTGCTGATTTACTCTAGTCAACTCTCCTTCGTAAAAGTCCATCAACCTTTCATATATTTGATTAGACTGCTCTCTTCTAAGGTAATTTATTGCGTTGTTAAGTATAGCAGACTTGTTAGGGTCTTTAGCAAAAGCCTCTCTAATTTCTGGACCAGTCTTACCGCTAAACGCAGGGTCGTCATATATTGCATAAGAACGTGTTAAATAAGAACCAAGGTTGTCTTCAATCTTAAGCTTAATTTCATCTTGAGTAAATCCAGACTCTATAAGCTGTGATGACAACCCGTCTATTTGATTTCTCATAGACTCAACAGTCTCAGACACTTCTACACCATACATATTTGTTAGTTCACCAAATGTAATCTCACCTCTTAATGCCTTCTCAATATCTTTTATTGTTTCAGCATAATTAGGATTATCCATTGTCATAGAGCCCTCAACAATACCCTTTAAGTATTTGTTTAATTTTCTTTGAGTAAACTGAACATCAGCAATCATAGACCTTACATTCTGACCCTTCTCCTCTATAAGAGTATAAACCTCTTTTCTTAACTGACCTTGAGGCGTAAATAAATTTGCAAAATAATTTCCTGCATTTTTTAGTTTATCAGTAATACCCTGCCAAATAGAAACATCTTCATTAGAACTAACAAGCTTATTTTGTCTTGGAGCTTCTTGCTCTTTAACAAAGTTATTTTTAATGCTATCCTTCATCAAGGCATCAAAGGCTGCACTAATATCGTTCAAGTCGTAACCTTTATTCGAAAAGGCTTCTAGTATTTGACCCTTAGTAAATCCTTGCTCAACTAAATTAGACACTACCTTTTTAATATCAGATTGAGTAGGTTTAGAAAACTTAGCCGTGCTGTAGTCTTTAGAGTATACTGACTTAGCCTGGTTGGGGTCGAATATAGCAATGTTCTTGCGACCTCCTTCTCCTACATACATAGAATCATATCCAAGTGATTTTATTTTATCACCAAAAGGCTCTAAGTATCCCCAGTTGTTACGTGTGTTATTCGATATAATTATAGCAATATTAGACCTACTGTTTTTGCTTGGGTCGATACCCTGACTTATAGCAAACAACTCAACATCCATCTTACTTAAAGAATTGATAAGTCTACTTAAGTGACTTGGATTCTCATAATCAAAAGGATTTTGCACGCTTATATATGCAGGCATTACGTTGGGTAAAACAGAGTCCCCTCTAACCTTTTCTGCTGCTGATGGCTCTGTATATTTATTAGCGAACTCTGGGTCAGGACTAAAAAACATAGCACCAACAAGCTGTGATGTTCTACCCATATCAAAGTTGTCAAACACACGAGTTGTTCCATGATAGTAAACCTGTGGAGCACCCTCTTCATTTACTGCTTTAGAATCTTTAAACCAATCATCAAAACCTTTTCTGTCCTCTTTAAGTGCTGTTATAATAGACTTATCTATAGGTATTATTTCGTAAGCATCTTTTAATTTTTCTGAGTGTTTTAATTCTGGTTTTGTAGTAACGATAGCATCATAACCCTGCTCCTGCAATTCTTTGATTTGTGAAGCCGAATATATTTTAGGTTTTTTTTGATAAAAAGGTTTCTTTGGATTTATTTTTGCTGAAAACTTTCTACCTCCATACCCCTTAAAGGCAGTTGAAGAAGGTGTGAAAAATACTAAATTACCAACCTTGTCGACTCCGCTTGGCATTTTTTCACCAGTCTCAAAATCTAAGTCCTTCATTATATTGCTACCATCATTCGTGTTTCTATAAAATGTGGTAATAACATTTTCTGTTTCTGAAGCAAAACTAAATCTAGGTTTTATTTTTTCCTGCGCTTGCTTTACGCCAAGCTCCATTACCTTGCTGATTATTTGTTCACTGCTTGAAAATAAATCTGTCTCAAACTCTCTAGATGTTTCAGCAAGAATATATTGTGCGTGAGAAACAACTATAGAATTTTTTATGTCTCCAAAATCAATAACATCTTCATTTAGTTGTTCTTGAGTCATATTCATTCTATCCTGAACAATCCTTGCTTCTTGCTCTCCAAATAAATTTTGGTAAGCTTCAAATGTTTTCTTGTATTTTTCTTCCTTTGTTTTTGTGTCATCCGCAACATACTCTCTTAGGGCTGCATCAAATATAGAAACCATTTCCATGTTCCCACCTTTCGAAACACTAGCAAGCCCTTGTGCTACATGTTGCTGTTCGTGAACAAAGGTGCTTTTTATTTCTTCAAAAAGATTATTATAAAAAACCTCTTTCCTTTCTTCAACAGTTGCAGCCTCAGCCTCCATCATCATAAGCTCTGCCTCTGCGTATGCTTTGTTTTCAGGTACAATTGTTAATCTATCAAAAGTATTTTCTAAAAAAGGATGAGTTTTTTTAATTTTATCTTGAATATCTAATATTTCTGCTACTATTTCAAAATATTTATTAACATCTTCTCTTGCATCACTATCCTTTACAGAATCTCTTTGTTTAAGCAATGCTCTAACTTCAGCGACTTCTTGTGAAAAAATTGCTGAAAGGTACATAGCCTTGTATTTATCCGAAGATACTAAAGGATTTACGCTTATGTCATTTGTTATCTTATTTAAACCTATTCCATCAGCAAAGTCATCAATCATGCTGACTAACTCGCTTCTATCTTTATCACTAATCTCTAAGCTTTCATTATCTAATAAAGCAGCAGCGTCAACTATATGTCTTGGCATTATTGTTTTTACAGCTCCTTTACTAGTGCCGCTACCCTCAAAAAGATTAAAATCTACATTGATGTTTTTTATTTCTGGATAAAACTCTGCCAAAACATTACCATCAAATAATGATGAAATTTTATCAGAAAACTCTAATAGACTTTCGTTTCCTCTTGCAAAAAATAATTCAAAGCTATCAATAATATCTGATTTTACTTTTGGATTAAAATTTAAATCTGCATCAGAAACCTCAAATCTCCAGAACCCATCAGGACCTTGAGACCACCCAGTAGCTTTTGCTATTAATTTAGCATCCATTCCTTCCTGAACATAATTCTTAGCCTCTCTTAGAGACTCTAGTATTCTAGATTGAACAACAGCTTCGTTGTTAGGGTCTAATCCGTTATCGTATACAAAAGAAAATAAAGCTTTTAGTTTAGGGTCTGAATCTATCTCTTTTAACTCTTCTGCTGTTATGTCAGAAATAGTTTCTCCAGATGTTAATCTTCCAGCAACAAAGTCTGTGTACTGCCCCAAGGTTAGGTTCACAGGAATACCCTTGTTTTTGATTATATCAAATAACTTCTTTAACCAAGCCTGGAATCCTTCTCTCTTATTCTGCTCCAACAAAGCACCCTTCTCACCAATAGCCTGAGCGAGAGCCTCTTCTAATATCCCCTCTTCGCTAAGGTTACTATAGTTAGGGCTGTTTCTAACATCCTGCTCATACTTAGTTCCCTTAACCAATTCTAAACCTTTCTTGTATAGTTCTGGCTCGTACTTCTTAGCATAAGAATTGAATATGTGAGCCATCTCGTGGATAGGAGTATCCATGGTAATATTATCTGCTACTAAATAAACCTTTCCACCATAAGCAAAACCTTTTGATTTTCCTGCGTTAGTGCCAGGAAGTATGGACTCCGCTTGTTTGCTATTAATTATAGCGATTGGAGCATTAGGGAAAGCGTTTTGTAATCTATCTACTAAGTGCTGTAATCCTTTTCCTTTTAAAGACGTTTTAGACAAAGCAGACATTTCTATTTGCTCTTCAATCTTTTCAATGTCAGTTTTATTCTCCTCCTCTATCCTAACTTCTTCATCAGTCTTTTCTATCTTCTCACTTATTTCTTGCTCAGTAACAGTTTCTATACCGTACTGAATCGTTTCAATATCTTGTTCAAATATTGGGTTAACCTCTTCGTGCTTTTCAATAGCTAAGTCCATGACTAAAGTAGGGTCTACAACGGTCATGTTGGTGTCTCCAAACTTTAATTGTACAGAAGCAGGTCTGTCAAACTCATCCATCTCTACATTTTCAATGGATATTTCATTAGGATTATTTGTTCCTAAATCTATACGTTGACTTCTAGTTCCACTTTCTCGGTCTACAACCTCAATGAATACTCCGTCATTATCTTGGTTAATAACGGCTACACTTCCCTCTGGAAGCTCTAAGCCTTCAACCTGAACTATCCTTCCAACGAGCCTTTCTCTTGCTGGTCTGACTTGTTTTGAGTATTCTGAGACTCTTTTCTTAATCGCACCTCTCTCAGCGTACGTTCCAACTTTGGTTTCGACAACTGTGACAGTCTTAGTAGTAATGATGTTTTCATAATTATCAATGGTATTTTCAACAAGCTCAAGATATTGTGCTACAATATTTTTTCCTTGCTGAGTTATATTAGAATTTATTACCTGGTCAAATATTTGGTCTAGATATTTTTTAGCGTCATCAATATCTTTCTCTGTAAGGTCTTCTTGATTTTCAATCTTAGCAAGAATATTGTCAAGCTCTACATCTAAGTTGTTAAGGACTAAGTCTTGGAAAGGAGTATCAAGAACTCTTCTTTGAGCCTCAACATCAGTCATCAACTCAACAGGAAGCAGACCAGCTTTTTGCGGAGCGTAAGGTCTCATAGACAAAGGAACAAATCCAGCCTCTCCCTTCTTTGGTATTTTTCCATCTTCATTTCTAAGATGAGAGCCAAAGTTGTTATAACTATTTTGACCCATAGTTTCTGAGAATAAAGCTCTCTGAGCTAAAGGGCTGTAAGTTTTTGCGTGACCAAGATAAGCATTTGTTTGACCTAGTGGTCCAAACTGAAATCCATGAGCAGCGTGACCAGCCATATCATGAACAGCTCTAAACATATCATTAAATGATAGCTCATACCCATCAACAACAATTCCTGTTTTTTCTAATAGTGGGTGGTCCACAGAAGCGTCACCAGTTTCAAACTCATTCTCAGTAGGTGAAAACTTAAGGGTCTTATTATCAGCAACATCATCAGCCATTTCCTTAGAAGTACCATAAGCCTGACCTTCTTTTTGAGGTATAAACTTAAACCCTAAGGATTGGAAGTGTTCAAACTGCTCTTTTGTTTCTCGCTTAAAAGCATCGTATGCTTGCTTAACCTCTGTATCATTAGGGTTGCTTTGCATTGCCTCGTAAGCATCAGCTATAGCAATTCCCTTCTGAATGCTTATTGGTTGAAGAGCCTGCTTTTTACTAAACTTTCTACCAATCTTTTCTCCAAAGCTTTGTATTGCATCTAAAACAACACCCTTACTTGGGTTAACTATTGACTTAAGCTTAGCATCATACTGCTCTTGAGTTATTTCACCAGATATGTATTGTTGATTTAACTGAGATAGTTTAGGAGCCTTTTCTACATTTAGGTTCTCAACTCTTTCATTAAAAAATAATCTTGGTGACTTAGAGTTTATGATGGCATTTATTTCTTTATCAATCTGATTTACAGTTGTTTCATATTGCTTTCCAAATACAGCATCAGAAGACTTTTGCTCCTTCAAGGCTTTGTTCTTAAGTAACTGTAACTCAAGTATTTGACTTTCCATTGCTGGGGTATACTTTCCTTCTGGTAGCTTAGAGAATAAATCTTTAGCCTCAATAATTGACTCTTTAGCACTATCAGCAGCGTCTTGCTCTATAGTTCCATCCTCAACCATCATATCAAGTTTCTGAAACATCTTGCCTTGGTCTTTATTTTTAGCCGCAGTATATAAAGCGTTTGATTCTAGGGTAGAAATTTTTTGAGATGAAGTTTGAGTTTTTCCAGCTAAAGCCCCCGTACTTAAAGTTGTCAATATGACGGTTTCCAAAAGCTCCTCTTTACTTATCTCCACATCAAAATAATCATTGCCTAATATAGAGTTAGCTGAAGCCTTAACAACTCTGTCAGCAACTGTTTGAGAAATCTCCTGTATGTTTTCTTTTTTTATTTCAGTAGAAACATTTCTAGCAATAACCCTAGCAACGTCACCTCTTGTTGCTTTACCCTTTGCTAGTATTTTTAAATAATCTTTTGCTATTTTTTTCTTTACAGCACCATCGAATATAGCATCTCCAGGACTTAAGTTTTCCAACGAACCTATAATTGCAGCACCAGCCATAGCAAATTTACCAGCATCATCTTTAGACATGCCCTGCTCAACAGCTTCATTATAAAGACTGTTGTGTTCAAAAACATAACCAGCAGAGGTAAGACCAGCAATTTTGTTAAACTTATTGAACTTGCTTAAAGCAGATAAGGATTTTGTAGCAAACTGACCACCATATATTAAAGCAGCCATATCAACAGATGTGTCTACAAACTTTGTAAATAAAATATCATCATTTACTTCCGTAACTTCTTTTGGTCTTTCATCTTCAGGAATGCTTAAAAAATCAGCAATAACCTTTTTAGATGTCATTGTATTTCTAACCTTATAACCATCCTTATCTCTAACCTGAACAACTTCTCCATTATCATCTAAGGTTAATCTAAAATCTGAAAAAGGAACAACCTTCTCAACCAAAGCTCTTTCATTGCTAGAAGACTGAACTTGATTATCTTCCAGATTGTATTCAACCAAATCTCCAAGTTTTTCTAAAACGTCATAGTCATCACCAGCAGTAGCTGTTCTACCAAGAGTTAATAAGCTTTCAGCATACTGAGAGCCCTTCCTGTTTACATAATTCAAAACAGACTTAACAGTAGCCCCAACATCTCCTTTAAGCCTCTCCCTTCTAGTAATGTCTAACTCTATTTGTTTATCCTCAAGCTCTTGTTTTCTTTTCAATGCTTCTGGATATTTTTTTATTATATCTTCTGTGTTTTGGTAAACATTATCATAATTAGAAATAATATTTTTATACTCTACAAAATCATCAGAGCCAATAATATTATTAAAAGAATCTACAGAAACTTTATACTTATCGTATGTAGAAGCTCTTTGTCTATTTAGCGTATTTATTTCATCACGTATATCATTAAATCTAGGAGAATACTTAGCTGTTACATCTATCTCTAACTTAGCAATATCCGACTTTAGCCTATTATTTATATTATCTAACTCCTCTTGAGTTGTGGCATTATTAGCCATCTCTTGATAAGAGGAGATTATCTTGTCAGCTTCAGAGTTAAACTCATTTTGCATAGAAGACTTTAAAGATTCTGACGCTGATGTAGAACTTTCTATTTTATTTTTTATCTTTTTATCTAAATCAACTAAAGTTTTTTCTGAGTCTTTAATATTTTTTGTCAAATTATCAGACTCATTAATCACTTCTTGAAGAGTGTATTCTGCACCAGTTTCAGGGTCTATTCTTTTTTTATTTTTAGCTAACTCTAAAGAAGTATTAATTTGTTGATTGTACCAGTTGTTAGCGTCTATTTCAAAATCAGACTTAGCTTTATCTAATAACTTTTCTTCTTGAGAAACAAAATCAACTTTACCACCCCTTTCACTAACCATTTCTCTAAACTTCTGCTTGTCTTTAGCTTCTTCCTCTAAAGCAGAGGTCTTTACGTTATACTCTTCTAGTTTCTTAGGATTAGTTTCTTCTAAAAATCTTTTATAAGTAGTTAAAAAAATATCATCATCAGAACCTTTTACGGAACCTAAGTCTTCACCAGTCTCTGCATCTTCAATACTTCCTGTTGGTTGATATATTGCAGTCTCTTCAGTTGCGCCTAATACATTTGAGTTAAACCAGTTAGCGTCTTTTATTTTTGAAACACCAGGAGTCATCATATCTCTCTGAGCCTCTAGCTCTTTTATTTTTTGGTCCACTGTGTTATCAGAGTCAAAAGGGAGATTTGTGTCTTGTCTTTTTAAAGATTCTATTTGACCTTGTAAAACATCAAACTGCTCAACACTAGATTCTGGATTAGCTATTATGTCTGCTTCAACTGCTTTTTGTGCAGCCTTTACTTTTTCTTTTCTTTCAGCTTCAGACTTTAGAACATTTTTAGCAGCCTGCTCGCCAGTATCATCACCTAATAAACTAGCAACACCACCTGCAAAAGTAGCGGTAGTTTCAACAGTCCAATCACTAAATTGTCTCCACAAACTTTTAGAAGCCTCATCTGTTGCGATAGATTTGGCTTCTTCAGTAGTCATTTCACTAGACTCTGTAGAAGGGGTTTCTGATTCTAATGGAGCAGATGTATCTGTAGATTCTGGTAAAGACTCCTCTTTTTTTTTAAAATCTACTTGCTCAGAATAGCTGGGATATTTTTGTAAAATACTTTCTACTAAAGCATTATCCTCAACATTTTCATACTGAGGATATTTAGATTTAATTTTTTTAGCAAAAGCTTCTGCACTTAATTTATCAGACATTCTTTTTTTTATTAAAGGTTTAATCCTAAGGGGTCGTTATTGGTCTCAACCTCTTCTTCTGTTTGCTGTGGTTTAGCTGTACCCTTAAACAAACCACGCTCTTCCAGTGTGTTGTACAAGAAGTTGTAATGTGTATTGATTTGAGTTTTAGGTATCTTATCAGTAAATATCATTACATTTCCATCTAAAGCGTTAACAGCTTCTTCAGCCTGTTTTGTAGCTTCCTCTGGACTTATATTATCCAAAATAAGTTCACTTCTCTTATTCGAAATAAGAGTTTCTTTTTCACTAGTAGTTAATGCTTTTGCATCCTTATAAAAACTCATATATTGATTGCCTTCATTATCAATAATAAATGACTGAGGAATTACATCTTTGTAATCTGTTCCGTCTTTATCTCTAAATGTTATCGGCTTTGTTTCTGATGTACCAGTTGAAAAATCAATCTTTCTTAAATTAGAAACCTGACCACCTTCTGGATTCAATAAGGGTCCTTTGCCTCTTCCAATAGGGGTGAATAAATTTTCATCAGCAAATAAATCCGTAGCTGCTTGAGAGTCAAGCTCCTCAAAGTCGTAAGCAATCTTTCCAACTCTACCTCCGCTACCAAACTGAAGATTAAAGTCTCCATCACCCTCTCTGGTAAGTTGATAATCCTGCTTAATTCTTCCCTTAATATTTTTCTTTATAAAATCTCTAGCTTCTTTCTCTGTATCAAAATCATTTTCATATTCCATTTGATATTGATTGTAGAATAAATCCACAGCATTATCTAAAGCGTCTTCTTTTATCTTAAAGGTTTTTGTTTTAACACCTTGCTCGTTTTCATATGTTGTTTCTGTATGAAGGTCTTTAACAGGTACTGCTGCAAGAGCAGCATTTGTGTCTCTTCCTGGCTGAAACGATAAAGCACCCTGGAATCCATCATCATATATAGATGTTTCATGAAGTGTGTTTGCTCCTTTAACATTAGATGAGTTGTAAAACTCCTCTCTACCCTTAAATATAGTGTCACTCATTGTATTATGAGTAGCTTGAGCTTGCTTAGACATAGCAACGTCTTGCAACAACTCATTCTTTTTAACTTGAAATTGTTGAAATATTGCTGGGTTTTTAGAAGGGTTCTTAAGGTCTACCTGATTTTTAGCAGACCACTCCATAAACTCATTATACTTTTCAGTAAATCTAGGAACATCAACAGCACGAACTCCTTTGGAGTCAACCGATAAAGATTTAAGAAACTTTTCATCATCGGCTTTCGCATCCTTTTCTTTTTTTGCTAAAGCTGATTTATAAGCATTTACAGAGCGGCTAGTATCAAATACTTGTGCTGCACCATAGCCTATTAGGTTGTCACTCATTTTTGCCATAACTAATCTTATAAACCGTAACTTGTAGTTATCGGAACGTTAACAGCGTTTAGTCCATCAAAAGGACCTGGGGCTGAACTTCCTGCAAATTGTTGATTAGCCATACTCATTTGATTATTAATAAGGGGATTATCAACAACTGGACCCATCGAGCCTAAATCTGTATTTCTTATAGCTCTCCTGTTTTGAATATTTTGTATTTGATTTTGTAAGAAGCCACCTACTTGATTTTGTAAGAATCCACCTACAGCAGTCTGTCCAAAAGACTTTGATTCACCTCCTGAACCACCACCATCTTCAAGCATTTTTGCCTGACCAACAGTTTGAAGACCTCCCATAAAGTTTTGCATACCAGCACCAATTAATGACTGAGCTTCGGCATACTTTTGCTCATATGGTTGCATTTCATTTATCTCAAAAGCTTTATCCCTATACTGAGCCATTGTTTGTCTCATGCTTTGTGCGGTCTGTATATTCTGCATTCTTTGCTGAACATCAGCAGAAAGAAGATTCATGTAAGCATCTTGCTGTGTTTGCTGAGCTACAGATACAGCTCCTATACCACCCTTTCTGTCAGAAATACCTCTAAGAGCACCTTGTGTGCTTCTTTGAATATTCTGCATGTATTCAGCCTTTTGAGCATCTGGCATACCATAGTATGACATAAGCTCGGCTTCACTCATATTCTTCTCTATTTCTGGTGGTATGTGATATTGGGGTCTAGTTAAATTCTTCTTTTGAATAAAACCAGCAACAGCTTGTCCAACACCCATTGCTGCTTGAACCCCTCCTATTATCATTGGTATTGCCATAGTTTACAAAATTAATCTTTTTAGTTTTAAATTACAAATTATACAACCCCCGACTTTTGACTAGCGGTTAGCCCAACATTGATAGCATGAAGCCTTAGGTAGGTATTGGTTCTCCATGATGTTCTCATGGTTGCATCTGTAGACCTAATTCTTTCTCCGTTTATCATTCCAGCTAACTGATTAGTAGAATCAAAAGCACTAAAGCTGTTTATGTCTCCGTATATATTTGAGTAGTAAAAGTTCTCTCTTTCCTTCCAGTAAGAGGTAAATATCTTGCTATACTGTCTATAGTTATTCTGTATCTCAAACAATAACGGGGTCTCGTTACACTCTAAACCTATTGCGTTATACACTTTGTTTAGTGAAGGTTCTGTGTTGCTAACATTAATTACAGAAGATGTTACAATATTCTTACCATTTGTAGAAGGCTCTGTAGTTGATGTTGATTGTGAATAAAACTCGCCATAATTTTCTGGATTAAATGATGTATCAAAATCTTCTCTTCTTAACACGTAAAGAAGTCCACCAGAATGGGTTCCTCCTAAAGGACAAGCGTTACTCGCAGAACTCATGGTTGGAGAAAAATGAACTACCTCGCTATTTAAATACTCACACATTCCGTGTATATCCATAAAATAAGTCCACCTATTAGCACCCTCGCTAAACACAACAGTTCTTTTTGCTAATTCTTTTCTTTTTAAATCAGTAATACTTTGTGCTTGGGTATTTGATGAAAAGGTATTTCTTATTCCAAAATTATCAAAGTAAGCTCCCTCTCTAGCTTCGTTAAGGAGATTATCTGAGCCATGAGTATGAGATTGCTCAAATATAGTGTAAGCATCAAACCTGTCTAGGCAAAGCATATACTCTTTATCTTTAGGATTAAAAGAACCATAAATCTTAGTTCTTCTTCTAGCATTATCAGTCAAATCATATCTACTTAGTATTCTGAAAAAATCAGTAAAGTAGTTTTTCATTTGATACTCAGATATTGGTGTGATACCATTCTGAGAAAGCCTAAGAACTGCGCCTCTTCGTAAGTCAGTAAAATATAATACTTCAGCATACTCTGCAAAAGATTCTGGATTTGTAGAAATACCATACTCTCCAGCGTAAGGAATAGCTTGAGATATAACAGCACCTTGAGCTGTAAGTATTTGGTCTCCACTACCAGTGGTTACAATATCTCTATTTACCTGAGCCCTAGAAACTTTATCCTCTTGAAAAATAATTAATTGATTTTCTCTAGAGTGTAGTTTTTGTATAGACCCATAAGACTTATCAAACTCTTCGTAAGTATCGTCTGGGAAAATAGAGCTTAAGCCATTTATGTTTGTATTAGCAATTAGTGGGTCGCTATAAAAAACAGTAGATGGTCTTACCGTTTGTCGGTATTGTGGATTTATAACATTAGTTCTCCCTGAATCCCAGTTCTTAGAAGAGAAATAATCAGAAGCCTGAAAGTCTTCCACGTAATCTAATACAGTGCTTCCAAAAGTAGGTCTTAATCTATGATAAACATCACCTCTATCAATAAATAAAATAGCACCAGAGCCAGCCGTGTCTATAGCTGTTTGATTTGCATTAGTGACTGTTTGATTAGCAGTCCCATCAGAAAGATTTAAGTCAGTATATGACGTAGCTTCAGAAACATTATGATAGTATTCTGAGTCACCACTATCAAACACAATAGGATGTCTTTCTCCTATTTCGTAATAAAAAACATCATCATCATCAACATCTTTCCTTGGTCTAAAAACTTCTACCAAAGCATCTTCAAAAAATTCAGCCGTACCTGGACCAATAAGAGAAATTTTATTATCTATAATAAATCTATAATTACTTGAACCTCCAGGCTCTACACTAAGTATTTTAAAATTAGCAGATGAACTTAAAAGTGTTCCGTCATGCTCAATAAACAAAACTCTATCACCTTCCGCAAAATCATACTCTTTAGAGGTCTGACCACCTTCCGAAAAAGTATCTGATATAGTAGTAACATCCATAACAAATTTGCTTCCAGTGTCTTCAACCTTTAAAATTCTATATCTCCAAGAATCCTCAACATTTCTATTTCCACTATAAACTAATTGCCATCCTGTAGCCCAAGATGGAGGTGAGTGTTTTATTTCAAACTTAAGATGAGCCGCATGAAAAGTGATGTTTGTTGCTCTGTCTGCATTTGCTGGTATAAACTTATCTTCATGTATAGGGCAAACAGCACTACTTCTATTTGCATCATCATAATAAACTATACCAAAGCTATGATAGGTATTTGACTTAAATCCCATAGGACCTGTGTTCTGACTAGGAAGAGCAAATGTTTCCAGACCAAGTTGTAATAGTTGCTTTCCATTATTATAAAGATAACCACTGTTACCACCCAGGTCATTCCAACAGTTTCCTAAAATGGTTTGGGTTTCGTTAAAAACGTGACCACTCTGTCTATTCCAAATAGTTTCCTGCCCCTGTGCATACCCAGGTATAGTGGTTGG